TGTGACAGTTGTTCCCCATGCAGCTTGGAGTGTTGCAAGAACATTTGCTGATGCTGTGTCATTGAGGAAGTCGATTGTAACTGTTGATGCTTCCAAGCCCTTTACGAACTTGTGAGAAGAATCGCCCATTGCTGTTACTTCGAGTTCATCAAATGAACGGTTGATTGTTACTGCTGTTACATGGTCAGAAAGATCAACAGAGTTAATCTTAACGCCTACGTTATTGTTTAGAAATACAGCCATTAGGATTATTCCTCGTCTTTCTTAGTAGATGCTGGCTTTGGTGCTGAAGTAACCTGCCCGATTTTCTTCAGGAAGGCTTCGTTTTCTTTTTCCCATTCGGACATTTTAGCTCCAGGTAGTTAGAACGGATAGTGACATCTCGCAAGTAAGCAGGTCGCCAGATTGGGCGTTTAGAACGCTTGGCTGGCTTACTGCTCCCACATTATAGGTCAATGCGGATGCTGCGAGTTTGTTGAACACACCCACAAGGGCATCTTCAATTCCATTGAGGTTGCCTTCATTATCAAATAAAGGTACTGTGATGATTATCTTAAAATTAGCAGTTGGAGCAATCGTGTTATGTTGATTGTTATTAGGCTCTAAATAAGGATCAGAAGGGCTAACGATTACTGAGTTAGCCAAGACTGTGGCTGGCGGAAACGCAAAAGTTTGCCACTTAGCGTTATCGACTAATGCTGTCGCAATCGTGGTTCTGAGAGTAGTGAGAGCAACTGGCATTATCCGACCATCGAGTCAGGACTCAAAGCGTGGGCTAATAAGCCTCGTACGCGAGCCAAGAGAGTGTTACCCATGCGGTATGGGCTAGGAGTAAAGTCCGGTGACACGCCGCCTGTAGAACTAACCTGGCGAGCCTGCCAGATGTCTACTGAAATCATTAGTGCTGCTTCTTGGACGGCTGAATCTTGTGACCAATCCACATAAGTATCTGCAGCGACTTGACCCAAAGGATTTACTGGGTGGTAAGGAGCTGCTGTGTTGTTGTTGCCTGTGATGGCATAAGTGATGCTGTAAGCACCAACGCCTGTGATTGTCTTAGAGCCGTTGTGCTTTGATCCGTTGCCTGAAATTACGACAGTTTGACCAACATAAAATACATCTTTTGTTGTTGTTTCAAAATAAAGTGTGCCTGTGTTTGTTGTGTTGCTATGAGCTACATTGAATGAGTAGTTATTCCATAGCATTGGAAGAATGACGGCATCAGCTGCATCGCATGTTTGTTGAAGGGTGGCATCAGCATATAGCGAGCCAACACCTAGTGCTGAGCGAAGTTCTGCAACTGTGCAAAGTGACATTCTATTCCTTTCTAAAAACTGGGAGTGGGGCAAGGGCTGCGCCCCACTCCCAGCGACTTAGGGTGTTACTTATGCCTTGTTGTTCTTGAATGCGCCAGCAGCAACCTTAGTTGCAATTGCACCAAAGCCGTAGTAACCGATAGTTACTTGACCTGCTGCTGTTGATTCTGCACGCAAACGGTATGTTGGTGACTCATACCATGTGTAAGCATCTGGGTTTACGATGAGGATTGTTCCATCGCCATCGCCAGCGTTTGTTGGATCAACGTATAGGTTGAGTCCTGCAACGTTGCCAAGAAGTGATGTAGGAGCAACTGCTCCGCCTGCGTTCATTGGGTTTGTTGCTGTGTAGATTGGGCGACCATTGTCGTTCAATGACATGATGTTTGACCATTGTCCTGTTGATACGACCATGTTGCGAGCAAATGGGTTTGGAAGTCCTGCTGTTGCTGCGTAAACAGAAGCTGAACCACGAGCAACAATTCCTAGCAATTCTGATGCTGTTGGATATGTTGCAACTGTTGTTGCATCAAGTGATGCACCTGAGATAAGTGCTGCGTTTACTGCTGCGTTTGTTGTCTTTGCGTAAGCAGCTGCCATGTTGCGAACAAGCTCATCAAAGAATGCTGGAGATGTACGATCTAGTAATTCAACAGAGAATGTCTGTTGTCCAGCGTACTTTTTAACAGATACTGACAAGAACGCTGAGTTCTGGTCTTGCTCTGTAAATGCTGCATCTTCTGCAACTTCGCCAACAGTTGGAACCTGTGTAATCTTTGGAATCTCGAAAGTCATACCTGCATCAGGTAGTGTTCCGCGTGAGATTGCATCGATTGATGGGCGAATTGTTGTGCTAAGTGGGTTGATAATTTCAGATAGTTGGCGTGTTGGTACAAGACCTGCGTTATCTGTTGTGTTGTCTGCTGCAAGTAGGTATTGACGAGCTGACTCATCACCTAGTGCTGCGCGGATTGTGTTTTCTGCATACTTAGCAGCTGTGATTTCAATGCGTGGCTTTGTGTAAGCCATTGCTGTAACAGTAGGACGAGCAGCCTCGACAGCCGCAGCTTCTACTGATGGTGTTGCTTCGACTGCTGTGGTTTCTTCCACTACTGTCTCGCTTTCTTTTGGTTGGGTTTCGGTTACAGCTTCTTCTACCTTTTTGGCTTCTTCTGCTGCAATATCAGTAACTTGAGCAGACTTAAAAGCTGGCTCTGTTACTAAACTTACTTCGACTAAACGAGCAGCGGATACATAAGTCACGCCGTCCTTAATCTTTGACTTTAATACTTCTGCACCGATGCTAAGTCCGGACTGCAATCCTTCTTCTGCCAGGATAAGTGCTTCTGTGCCGCGTTGTGAACGGCTAATAGAAAATACTGCGTTGATTGCATCTTCTGATTCTGAGAAGCTAACAGCGCGGCCTAGTGGTTTCTTTGTGTCATGTTGGCTAAGCAACTTGATTGACTTGGCTTCTGGAATTTCGATTGATCCTGATTCAAAGATTACTTTGCCGTAATTCGTTGAACCTGCTTCAACATTCAAAGGCACAATTTTGCCAGAGATGGTTCGGCTAGCAGCATCTGCTGTGAGTTCGGCTGTGAGGGTTACGATTTGGTTCATGCCATACCGTTGCTTCCGTTAGGTGATAGGTCTGTCATTTCCATCGCTTGCTCTGTTGTGACGAGTCCGAGCGATAGCAATTTTTCAATTACTGCAAGTTCTTGCAATGGGTCTGTGCGTAGGAAGTTCTTATCAATGTCAAACTTGACCACATGACCGCGTGGCGTAATGTCGTCCATAGATAGACGATCTTCAATAGCTGTGATAAATGGCTGTAAAGATAACGCTAAGAATTGTTTGCGCTCATCTTGGACGTTTGCATAAGTCATCGAGTTGTTCATGTCTGCTGATACATAATAAGCAGGTACATTGCAAAGGCGAGCAATCTCTGTAGCAAGATTTTGAATAGCCTCGTTATACATCATCTCTTTCGGAGAATATGAAACAGGTGTATATTCAAGTGTTGAAGTCAAATAAGCAGTTGAACGGTTATTGCGTGCGTTCTTCCACGCATTGAGCAATCCTTGAACTTCTTTAGGATCAAGGTCTGCACCGTTGTTCTTGATGTAGCCTGTAGCCATTGGAGTACCTGCTGCAATAGCAGCGGCTTTCTGTACATCAATAGCAGCGCGGATTGTTTGAACTCCGCTATTAAGGATTCCATCTCCTAGTGACTGGAATGTAACAAGTGAACCTAATCCATCTTGTGGCAATGTAATGCCATCAACTGCATAAGAACGAACGAATGTGTTTGTGCTGTCTAGTGTTGCAGTTACGCGATTGTTAGCAATCCACTCAAAACGAGATGGACGACCATCTTCGTTGTAAACTTCGACAACCTTCCAAAAGGCTTGTCCGTAAAATAATAATGAATCAACAGTCCACGCGATTGTTACTGATCGAGGCTGTGAATAAGAAGGTTGTTCCATCCATACAGGTAAGCCAAGTTCTTCATTCGTAGATTTCTTGTAAAGCTCTAAAGGAATTGCGCCGATTGTGCCAGCAAGTAAATTGCGGCAACGCTGTAATGCAGGAACTGAGATTGCTTCTGTTCGTGATACATAGGCATATTGGAACGGCATTGCATAAGGCGAGTATTCGCCTAAAACTTGGGGTGCTGACTGTGCTTCGAGTAAAGGTTTAGTTTGTAGTCCGAATGTTTGCAGTAAGCGACCCATGTTTACATATTAGCACACTTTGTCTAATATTTGACAATTTCGGCGTGTTATGTCTAGGTAATAATTTGAGGCTTTGGAGCAGGAAGCATCAGCTTTGAAACAACCATTGCCAAGCCGATAGGTGCTGAGATGTCACCTGCTGATTTTCTCTTAATAATTCGCCAAGCAGAGTCATTGACCTTAGCTGCGCAGTTATTCATCTGCTGGATCAATTCTGCCTGTCCATTGTGAACTACTCGATGATTTACCAAGCCTTCTAATAAGTCACCACAGGCTTTGTAGAACTGTTGCCCTGACACATCCTCACACATAACGCCAGCCTGAGTTAAACGGTCTGCAATCGTCTGTGTGGCGTATTTGTCAAAGCAGACTAATCGGGGTTTGTAGATGTCGCACCAGGCTTTGATGCTAGCTGCCATCTTTAATTCATCGATTGCCATTTGAGAACTGTAGGTTTCTAGGATTCCTATGCCGATTCGACCATCTGGCAATAATTGACCAGCCACCAGCGATCCGTTGCGCCTTGATGGGCTAACATCGAATGCAAAGACTGTATAAGCCCCAACAGCCATTTCCAGAGTGTTATCTGATGTTTCTTCCAAGACTCCATGCGGCCAGGGCGATTGCAATGAGTCAATCCATTGACACAGCGTTTCTGTACGAGTCTGCTCGATTGGGTTAGTTGCTATTGCTTCTTCAATCGATTCTTTTGTGATTATGTAGCCAAGTGCAGGATTGCTAGGTGCAACCGCGTTACGCCAAAACCAATCGCTAGTAATGTCAATCTTGCAATACTGAGGAGCTGAGTATTCATAATAACCAAAGGTTTCAGGCGGATAATCCTTAGCGCGTTCGACTAAGCCATTGAGTACGCTGCTGAAATGGTCGCCTGCGTTGCTAGTGAGGAATGTCTGTGCATTAGCTCTTGCCCGAGTTACTGGTACGGCTGCTTTATAGCCATCTTCTGAGATTTCGCGGATTTCATCGATCCATAAGAAGTCTGCTGTTCTTCCGCGTGGGCTAGATGAGTTATCTGAAATGACATCAAGCGTTGCGCCATTAAGCAGCTCTATTCTTTCGCCGCCGTTGGCATAACGGATTGCCTTCGTCATTGCTTTGAGTTCAGGCGTTGATTCTATGATCCAGGCAATTTCTCTGAACAACATCAACGATGTTGCGCGGTTAGCAGACATGATAATCAGCTTCTTTTCGCCACCATAAAACATGCCCCAGATGATTCGCACTCTACCTAAGTGAGACTTGCCATTTTGACGAGATATGAGCAGCAATGCAGTCTTGATCCGATATTGATTCTTCTTATTGACCATCAGCATCTGATTAAGAACGAACTTCTGATAAGGCATTAGTTCATCCATCTTTAGACGTTTAATCATTTCTAGAACTTCACCAGCTCTAGATTTGCCTTTAAGAAGTGGGCTGTGGACTCTGGGCTCAGTTGCCCCTCGCAGCGGCTGGGCTCTTTTGGGTTTATCTGTCATTGACTTGGATTAGGTCGGATTTTAAAAGGACTATCTTGCATCGGTTCGGACTGCATCGGGGATATACGGGCAG